GGAGACAAAAACTATGGCAGTCTTAACAAAATTTGGTGTGCCCGCAGGAACTAGTTCAGAAACGCTTATGCCTAAATTGGTATATCGTTTTAGAGTATTGTTCAATGACCTTGGCGGACCTAATAACGGTGATGAATTATTAGTCTTGACTAGACAGGTTATAAGCGTAACACGCCCAGTATTAACACACGACGAAATGCAGTTAGACGTGTATAACTCACGAATCTTCCTTGCTGGTAAACACACTTGGGATCCTATTACAATTCAGTTTAGAGATGATGTATCAAGTGTTATTATCAAAAGATTAGACGAACAGTTACAACGTCAAATTGATCATTCACAACAGTCAGGCGCAACAAGCGGCAGTCAGTATAAATTTCAGATGTCAATTGAGACACTAGACGGTTCAGATACACCAGGTGTATTGGACTTCTGGACACTCGAAGGTTGTTACATTTCAAACGTACAATATGGTGAAAGTAACTATGCTACATCAGATCAGCAAATGGTTACAGCAACTATTAGATATGATAACGCACAACACGGATCAGGCGAAAATAACTTCCTAGCAACCACTCCATTTAGAGATGGTAGCGTAGATCTAGCAACAGATCAATAATAGGAGGTGACTAATGTCTACCAACTTAGCATCATTAATTTATAAGACTGCAACACCCTACGGTGAAAAACTTGATGCTATTCCTAGACAAAAGATGCATTATAGGGTTTCCGCTATTATTAGCGGAAACGCTTTCTCGCAAGCAGATGATCTTGTGTGGATGCTTACTGATGCAGTAACTCTACCAGGTCATAGATACGCGACACAAACAATCAATCAGTACAATAGAAAACGTGTAATCCAAACTAAAGTGGATTATGATCCAATACAATTAAGTATTGTTGATACAGTTGACAACTCATTTCTTAAAATTCTGATTGCATACAATAACTATTACTATGGAAATGATTCACGCAATGGTGGTAGTTTAACCAAACCTCTAGGAGAATATAATTTAGATACTACTGTAGACTTTCCTATTGATTTTGGTTATAGACCTGTTAATCACAGTAACAAATACTTTTTTGAAGAATTAATTATTCATAGAGAATATGCAAACGAAGATCAGCAGGTTAGAATTATACACCCAATGATACAGTCAGTGAGTCATGATCAGTTATCATATGCAAGTGGCGCAGATGCTGTTCGTTGGAATCTTACTTTTGAATACGAAGGTATCAATTATCAAGGATTTGAAGAAGCCAATGCCTTTGCCGCTGGTTCTACTAGAACAGATCCAGGCGGAACTGTACAAACTGCTGGTGCAACTCAAGCAGTTACAGTAATTGACGGTGGTGAACCTAGTATTGTTAGAGACAGAAACGGCAATCCTGTTGTTGACAGTAACGGTAATCCTGTTGTATCTGGTCGACCATTGAGGTAACACTCATGGCTCGAATGAATTTCCAGCAAGGAATCTTTACTCCAAAAAATCCGGATAAGTATATAGGTAAGCATAGACCTAGATATAGAAGTGGCTGGGAACTTACTTTTATGCGTATGTGTGACAACCACCCTAGTATAAGTGGTTGGGCAAGTGAAGCACAACGTATACCTTATCGTAATCCCATTACAGGTAAAATGACACACTATGTACCTGACTTTTTTATTGTATATACAGACAAAGACGGAAACAGAAACGCAGAGTGCATAGAGATTAAACCTAAGATGCAAACATTGGAAAATGCTAAAACACAGGGCGAGAAGTACCAAGCAGTTATTAACATGGCCAAATGGGAAGCCGCTCAACAATGGTGTAAAAGACAAGGAGTACGTTTTAGAGTAGTAACAGAAGATCAACTGTTTAATAATCCACAGAAACGTAACTCAAGGAGAAAACGAAAATGACTCGTAAACTAGAAGAAGAATTTAATCTTCCTCCGATCGAAGAAGCAAAAAAGGCTGAGAATCCTGTAGAAGTAGTAGAGGAAGATAAAATAGTGCCTTTCGATCAACAAGCAATACTAGCCAGCGCAGATAAAATTGACGCGGCATTGCCACAAGTTACAGGCTTAGATGCATTAGATAAAGATATGGACGAATATGCTCGCAAGGCTATGGAAACATACGAACAACTATGCGATCTAGGCATGAATGTTGAAGATAGACATGCTGGCCAAATATTTGATGTAGCCAGCAAAATGATGACAAATGCGATCAATGCTAAGGTTTCAAAAGCAGAAAAGAAACTAAAAATGGTTGAACTACAGTTGCGTAAACAGCGTTTAGACCACGATACAGGTCAAACAGATGCTATAGAAGGCACAGGTTCTGCACTAAACCTAGATCGTAATGCACTTTTAGATGCTATTACAAAGACAATAAAAGATAAATAAATGTATATAAAGGGAAGATGAGACCATGAAAAGATTTAGTGATTACTTAATGGAATCAACAGTTGAGCATTCATACAGAATCAAGTTTGCTTGTCCTGTAACAGACGCTATGCTTGACCGTATGGAAACTCATCTTAAAAAATACGAAGCAACACAGATTTCCAAGCCTAAAAAGGCAATCGCTCAGAGTTCACCAATGGACTTCAAAGAAGCACGAGGCGCAGAGATTACAACTATTGATGTAACAACAGCATATCCTGTAGCAAGTTATGTGCTTAGTAGAGAACTTGCATCTCATATGAGAATTAGTCAAAATGAGATTGCAGTACGCTCTCCAGATGAAGAGATTGATGAGCAGGAAGGCAAATATGAATCTAAACTAGCAGATTCAGAATATAAAGATGCACCAGACGTAAAGTCTGCAGAGCATTATGGGGATGATTACAACTCTAAATTTGTCAAAGAACTAACTAAATTGAGCGCAGAGAGAAAAAAAGCAATGGAGAATAATGATGGATAATTTAGACCGCATTAAAAAACTCTCAGGTATCATTGATACACCAAAAGAGGAACTCCAGGAGGCTTATGCTAACACGCCAGCAGATACGAGTCACCCTGATCCTTCCGAACATGGTGATATCCGTGACTGGGGCGAAAATGTAGACACAAGTTTACGCAGATATCTGGACAGTTCACTAGCAAGTCCAGAACTTCCACAACCAATGACAGAAAGCGAAATGAAAGATGCTTATGAATCTTTTATCGCTGAAAAAGAAAAAGTCATGGAATCAACTGAGGTTGAAGAAGCAAAAGATGAAACTGTAGAAGAAGCCGCTGACGAAGCAGTTGAAGAAGCAGTTGAAGAAGTTGCTGAGGAAGAGACTGCAACAGAATCAGTTGATGATAATATGTTCGCACGAATCATGCAATTAGCAGGTGTGCATAAGGTAACAGAAGATGACATCAACCAGCCAGAGGCTGTTGAGGAATCAGAAGTTTCAGAAGAAGAGACAGTTGACGAGGCGGCTGAAGGAGTCGAAGAGGCAACAGAAGCAACAGAAGAGAGTGAAATCGAAGAGGCTGTTGAAGAAGTTGAAGAGACCAAAGAGGAAGTTGCTGAGGATGACACTGTTGAAGAAAACGTTGTCGATGAAGAGACAGTAGCAGAAACAGATCAAACTGTTGATGAATCAGATCAAGCAGATCTAGACTGGCTCAAAAAAGTTATTAAGTACTAATAACTACTAAAGGGGGTCTTAGGATCCCCTTTCTTTTTGACTAAATAGTATAAACAGAGTACTTAATATGGCCGTAGATGTAAACCTAGTCAAAAAACCTTACAGACAAGAACGTTATACAGAATCTCAAATACAAGAGATTACAAAGTGTATCAACGATCCAAAATATTTCTTACAAACACACTGCTACATTCAGCACCCTACTAAAGGTAGAATGAAGTTTGATTTGTTTGATTA